TAATGAAACGCCTTGTACCAATTAGATACAAAAGAGTTTAGCATCAAATTTATTTATTTTATACGGAATTGGTGCCCGGGGCCGGACTTGAACCGGCACGCTGTTACCAGCGAGGGATTTTAAATCCTTAGGTAGGAGGTAAACGTCTGTTTTTCCTATGTTTTTTACTGTCCAAAACCCTTGATTTGGTCACTGTCCATGTCAAGTGGACACCGAAAATGGACACTAAAAATGGACACTTTAGGCGGTCTCTGAGTAAGCCGATTGCTCCTCCAGAATCTTAGCACCTCCTTCGAGCGCTTTTGGACATAAATGCACATATCTGAGCGTTGTCTGAAGGGATTTATGCCCCATCCAAGCCTGTACTTGCTTCAGCCCCATACCTCCCATTACAAGCCTGCTGGCGCAAGTATGACGTAGCGCATGAGGAACAAATTGAGAGTCATTAGTAAGCCCCATCATCGGACGAATGCGGTCAGCCCATACGTCATTGAAACGGCTTTGGCTGATACCCTTGAAGTCATGCTTAAAAAGCCACTCAAGAGACTCAGAACAGCGTTTTGACAATGGGATAATACGTTGACTGCCGTTCTTCTTAACGATGTCGTCATGGACGTATATGCGCTCTCCGTCATAATCAGAGCGTGATAGTGAAAGAGCTTCCGATACGCGCAGTCCAGTGTCAAGCAGTACGATTACAAAGTGCTTGTAGTTGTCCATGCCTAGGTGCTCAAGAAGCTCTATAAGCTCCCTCTCCTCGTCTCTCGTGAGGAATCGGATACGCCCTTGGCCTTCCCTTACTTTACTCAACGCTTCTGGCTTAATGCGTATATAGCCGCGTTTATGAGCGAGATTGAACAACACATGGAGGGCAGACTTCTTACGGTTGATTGTGGACTCACTGTTACCGATCTTGCGGTAGTAATTCCAGCATTCCTGTAGGTCGTCGTCAGTAATCGAATCGACAGGTCGCTGCCACCATTCCATTTCCGTTAAGACTAGCTCGCAGTTACGCCTAGGCTTGCTAACTGGTTGATTCCATTTAGTGCCTTCACGTTTCAGCTCGGCCTCGTACACGTCCTTCATTGTAGGTGTAATGCTGGCGCGTTTCTTAGCCATACGTGACTTGTGCTGGATTTGTTTCTGCTCCTGTTCAAAAATCTCAGCAGCGTTGTAGTTAGGGAAAGTCTTGCGCTTCCGCTTACCGTCCACCCTAACGTCAGCCGTCCATGTTCCATCAGCATTCTGTCTGATAGCCATAGAGCCTCCTTAGTGTTGTTAAAAAAAAGACCATGAATTATTTCATGGCCTGTTCAAGTGCAGCTTCTAATTCTTTACCGTTCTCGTTGAGAACTAGCAGTTTGCTACGGAAGTCCTTAGGGTCGTCAATCCAATGACAAAGGTTTAACCCTTCGCGTGTTGGAGTCATTTGCTTAGTAAGACCTCGACAATGACGACTTGCCGAACTTTGAGACAGGCCAGTACGTTGCCTAACCTGTCCGACCGTCAGTCCATCTTTATTCTGACAAACTTCAAGGAACACCAAGACCATCGGTAAAGGAAAGTCGGTGTAAACCTTTCGTAGCTCCTTGATTGCTAGGTTCAATCGTGAGTAGCTCTGGTGTTTCATTTGGGTCGTTTAACCTCCCGATAATACAGACGTTGAAGCCTCTGACTCCGACGCCTCCATGTTGAACATGATGTGAATATACATCACTTGTGACTAAAAACCAAGAGTAATCCATTACGTTAAGCTTTGCTGGCAGATTTTCATACTCCTCGATACCAAACTGTTCTGCCAGAACATCTTCAAACAAAACGCTAATGTTCATCTATTATTGTTCTCCAACAAAGTCCATTCGTTAAACACAATAGCCACGCTTCAGGGCGCGTGATTGCTTGCGAAGCTTCCGAAACTTCTTGCTGTCCTTGTTCAATTTATCAACAACGCAGCCTGATGAAATATAAAGGGATTTTTTGGTCATGTCTATCCTCCAAAAACCGTTTGACCGAATAATAACCATTTATCACTTGTGGGTATTGAAAGGGGCAAAAACGCCCCTATATCTGTTCACTTATAAGCTATGTTCAGCCTTCTTTTTATGGCTTCCTAATTCAGCCTGAACCATGACGATGCCCTTCAGGAACAACGCTAGGCTCTCTCCTTTGAAGTGAAGCTTCCCTTCAGCCTCTCTAATCGCAATCATTGAGACGTACTTCAAGCCAATCAGCATCCGCTTCTCTCCTTGACTCATTCCTCGCTCATCCATTTCAGTTAGGTCACGGAACGCTTGTGAGAACAACTCGCTCAACTCCTCGCGCATTGCGTGATAGTCCTTCAGTGACTCGTCGTCTCGCAACAGACCTTGCGTGTCGGTCATAATAGTGACCATGATGTCGAAGTCTCGCGGCACACCTTCAAGCTGACGTGAAGTTTTAAGTAAGGCTCGCGCCACGTTGCGGTTAACAGTCTCATTGAATAGGATGTTGTTAGTCTCGTTGTTCATTGTTATATATCTCCTCGTTTAATTAAGCTGCGTCAGAATATGTACCGTAGAACTCACCGCTCTCGTAGAAGCCCCAATCGTTCGCTTCACATAGCTCGATGAAGTAATCCATGCTGTCCTGCCATTCCATGTCCTTGATGATGTCTTGCGTAGCTTCCTCTAAGACACACTGGATAGCCCATTTGATGTCTCCGTCCTCTCGCACCACCTTCTTGAAAGTCTCAAGCATTGAGCACTCCAAGTAGTACCCTGTCAGAGTCTCTGGCAAGTCCTTCAGCCTGAAGCCTCGGATATGCTCTTGAGTAATCTCCTCACACTTCAGGTATGAGTAGGCATAAGGACTTAGGCTATAGTCAGTCAGGCTCAACCCGAACAGACTTAGGAACTCCCGAACGGTGTCGATTGATTCATCTATCCAGTGATACTCACCGTTAGCTCTCCATTGCTCGTGAGCGTACTCCTTAGCAGAATCATCCAGCTCATTGATGGTGCAGATGTTCATTGTTACCTGTTTCATGGTTAGGCTACCTCTTGCTTGGTTTGTCCGATTAGTGAGCCAGTGCCGTACACTTGGCCTTGATTGAAGATCGCAGAGTCAGTCTTGAAGACCTCATGGGTCTCACCGTTAACGACCGTCTGGAAGTAATCATGCGTGTATGGGTTATATGTGATACGGAAGTCTTCAGAGCCTTTCGGCTTGTTACGGAAGATTCCTACGACAACCGCATGGACGTACTTCTTGCCCTCTCTACGTACCTTGTCGCGTGTCTTCTCACCTACCCGATACTCGGCATTAAGAAGCTGGAATCGAGCGTCTAGCGGAACGTGAGCCACCACCTTTCCGTAGTGCTCACCTTCCATTGCTTTAACCGAGAAACAGTTCTTGGTCAGGTTGCGGTAGATAGCTACACGCATCCCCTCAATGTTCATGCGCTGCGCTCTTGCGTGATAGTCCTTCATTACGCCACCTCCAGTTCTTCTTTCAATTCAGCGTATAACTCATTGATAGCTTGGTGGTTGGCGCGATAGACCACGTTCAAGTCAAGCGCTAGGTAGCAGTCCAGAGTGGCTGTCTCTCCATATTTACGGATGTCTCCCACCGTCCAGTCTGTCTCACTCTCGATATACGCCTTGACCGCTTCAGCTTCAGCCGATGGCACGTCAATTTGCGTGTACTCCTCGGACACAAAGAATGACGCTAGGATGTTCCCAATGGATGTCAGGTAGTACCCACCGACAGTCTCAATGTCCATGTAGCCAGTAGGATTCTCGATGATAGTCTCGCTGATACGGTCTAAGATGTCCTCGCTTAATGACTCACCATCCGCTAAGGCTTCCCATTCACGCAACACAAACTCGATAGCTTGATGCCAGTTGTCAGCGCGTAGTGCGTAGTCGTCTGCTAGTAGCTGGTCGTAGTTGCTTGTGTAGTCTGTATCATCCTCGAATAGGTACTCCTCATAGTTGGTTAGGATTGATACAGATTCCTTGAATAGGTCTAGTTGTTTCATGGTTAGCTCCATTCGTTAGTTAGTAGGTATATTCAGAGGCACTGACACCAATGCCCCTTGATATACTCACTTGTGAGACTACTTAACAAGCGTGAAAGTAATGGCCGCGAGAGGTCGAATGGTCTACCATTAGGTCTCGTGCTACACCTTCCCAATCAATGTGGCACTCAATCCAAGCTGGTAGTTCTTCAGGTAGGTAGCCGACCTCCTCGGTTAGCTCTTGAGCAAAGTCAGCGTCACTAGCGTATGAGCCGACATAGCGATCTTCCGCTTCCTCTGGCTCAAAGCCACACTCCATTGCCGCTAAGATGATGTCCTCGTCTAAGTGAGAGCTGCTGACTACCTCATTGAATTGCCATAGCTCCTCGCTTAGGCCGTACTCGTGGTAGAATCCGTCAGGTATCCCCTCGACATCACCAAGAATCCATTCCTCGCAAAGACGGTCGTACTTCTCGGAGAGTTCAGCAAGCCAGTCCTGTAGCTCCTCCATGTGTTCGTCTTTGGTCAGTCCTTCAATGTCGAACCAGCGGCCTTCCAGTACGCCCTCGTTGTATAGTCCTAGTTCCCAATAATGTACTCGCATGGTTGTCACCTTTAATTTATGTTCACTTGTGAGTAATTAAGATACACGAATGCTAAGCAGAATCTTATTAGCAGTAGTGTCGCAGCCGATAGACCGTAGGTAGTCCACATGACTCGCTAGGTCTTTCAGTTTGTCTTTACCAATTACAGCCCAATTCCAGATACCATCCCCTAGCAAAGTGTAGGTATGTTGTCCATTAGGACGTAGACGGATACGTGCTTTCATTAGTGTTGCCTCCTTCAGTTAATCTTAATTCAGGCCACTCTCTGAATGACCTGTAGTTAAGACCACTGAACAATCAACCACAGACGTTTACCAAATTGTTAAAGAGCGTTCACCTATCCAGCTCCGTTGCTGGTGGCATAGAACCCTAAGGTTCTTCTTTCGGTCACTTGAAGCTCTCGCTTCGATGGTTTCCATTCTACTCACTTGTGAACATTTGTCAACTGTTTTTTGCCTCGCTTCGTGTCGGTGTTGGTATCAGGCCGCGACCGTATCCGCTTTAACGATTATCAGGGTTTAACTCCTTTATGCTGTCTAGGCTCAGTCTAATAATCGCTTGGCTGTCAGTGACTTAATGCTGTCACTATGAGTCATTAAGAAACCAGTTGTTAAAGAACAAGTGAAGCGTTGATTTGCTTCGTTGTCGTTGGCTCTGTGCCGCTGACGTTTTCTACTGTCTCACAAGTGGTTATTGATTGCAAGCGGTTAAAACAAAAAAATTCAGGTGAAGTAGCTAAGTGACTGTTTTTGATCGGATTTTAGTTTTCTGTCAGTTGTCTGTCAGGTTGGCCGTTCTTTATATGCGTGTAGTGTGATTGAGAAAACCGATTTATGCGGTAGGTTGTCATTGAGATAGTCGATTAGAAAACTACAGGGTCTTTCACCTGTATGAGTCAACCAAACCGATTAAACCAGAAGAATCTAATCGACTTTATCAATCAATTAGACTCAAAGGGTTTCTTAATCCCTCCTAAGTCCTTATAAAACAGTGACTTAGCGATTCTGTCAGCTTCTTTTTGTGGTCTTCTTGGTCTTTCGGTTGTCATTCGGCAGTCAGGGAGGCCACGGGGGGAACTCCGCGTACCTCTATGTCGATTTGGCCTCACAGATTTTTGTACCAAAACTTTTCGACCTCTGCAAGACCATCTGTCAGATTATCTGTCAGACCGTCTCAGCGATCTCCTACAGCCTTCTCTAGCACCTCCCTTCTGTCAGATACCTTAAAGATACTTAAAGGCTCTGAGAGCTTCTGAGAGGCTTATATCTAGGTACATAACTTAGTTAATTTACTCTAGCTGTTCATCTAGTACTTGACTTGGTGAGTGAGCGGTAGCGAGCGAACCCAAGTCATTGTCGAGTTGTTGACCGAAAACGTCACATTGAGCCAACTAATAGATAAACAAAAAAGCCCTAACGACAGCAGGAGGAAACTATACGTTAGGGCAAACACAGGAGGTTAACAACAATGAACAAACAATGGAGGTAGACAGTCTTATAGATAGTCTTAGAGATTTTCTTTTTCTTTTTCTTTCCCTTTCCCCCCATATGTCAGGGAGTCATTAACCTGTTGTTTTATAAAGGTTTTTACCAGCTACACCAAGTGGCCTGTTGACGGTCTCCAAGACCTCCTTGAGCATTCTCAATGAAGTCTCTAAGTTCCTGTTCTAACAGTTCTTCTTGGCGCTGCTTCTCCAGTAACTTAGCGTCTGCATCCATCTGTTCATTCCAGTACTGAACCATTATTGATAAACAGTCCAGCCTGTCATCGTGTCTCAGTGCTCCACGCTCATCTGTAAGACGAGCCATTTGATAGAACAGAGAGTACGATGGGTCTTTCTCAGTTGACTCAGCGTCATCAATGATAACTCGTGGGTCAACGATTAGACGGTGCTGCATGAGTACTGGTTCGAGTGTGTCAATGATACGTTTCTCTTTCTGCTGTTGGTGTTTGACCTCACTTATCGTGCATGGATAAATACGGTTCAACCAAGGCTTCAACAGCTGCATGAACATACCGTCACCGAAGTTACCCTCAATGACAATCTCATGGACTCTGTGTGCCTTAGCGACATTCGCTAGGTGTCGTAGAGTTGCATCTGAGTAACCGTCTCGGAGACCTCGTGACTCTGGAACAAAGATATATCCATTGAGCATATAACCCACACAGTAAGCAGTTTCGTCCTTACCACGCCCTGAGGGGTCGATAGCGAGGACTTTTCCTGTGTAAGGCTGTCTACCCTCTCCTATCCACATTGGACGGTAATAGCGATCTCCTGCGAGGCCGTGAAGGGGTAAATCAGTGTGTTGTAGGTCTCGCTTAGAAGACCAAGCGAACTCTGTTGGAGCTTCTTTAGGATGTACCTCAGTGACAATCAGGTCACTAAGCTTCAATGGGTATTTATCTGCGTCAGCCAAGCTCGTGTCCAACATGAACTGCAAGGCGAAGCCAGCTTTACCGTATGACAGGTAGCGCTCCTCCAAGTCAGCATCAGAGAATCGTTTCGGGTCAGTGGTATGCCCTGTGGCACACTCTAAGTTCAAGATATAAGGCGCTAAACGGCCTTTGTAAGACGCTATTTCTTCTTCCGAAGGCATACGTGCAGGCCACACTCTAATCTCGTAGCCACGCTCCTCTAGGTTGTTATATAGCGACATTTCAGTCTGAGGCGTACCCAAGTAGATGATTCGTGAAGTTGGGAGGGGCTTGAGAATCGCATCAAACTCTTTGACCAGCTCAGATAGTTTATCTCGTGCGTCCTGTGTTGCTGAGTTATTAAGAACCTCAATATCGTCAGCGATAATCATGTCTGCACGACTACCTGTAAGCTGTCCAGTAATACCGACCGACTTCACCGATGGTGAGTGGTCTGAAGTGGCAGGAGCGACATCGAAGGACATCATTGAGTTCCGTTGGTCGGCTCTAGGAGCTAAGTGTTGTAGGAACTCGACCTCGCTAATGAGTCGCTTGGTGAAGATTGAGAAGTTGTCAGCGCGGTCTTTACTTGCTGATACAACCATTATTTTCAGTTGTGGGTTTCGATATAAATTCCACACCACAAAAGCAGATGTAATCCAAGACTTGCCTACGCCTCGGAAAGCTTCAATCACACATCGTTTAGGCGCTTCTTGCAGATACTTGGCAATGTCATACTGAAGTGGTGTGGGGTCTGGAAGATTAAGGTGCTTCCAGATTAGATAGAGAAAATATCGAAAGTCCGATTTGACCTTTTGTTCTAATTCTTGTTCGGTACTCACGTTGACCTCGATTTATACTCACAAGTGAGACATCCCTGTCAATAAAAATCCTTTAGATTACGTCAGTCTTCTCCACTACCTCTTTGACGACTTCGAGAGCCTTGTCATCAAAGTCAGTGTCAGTGCGTTTAACCAACACTTCTGCTGCTTCCAAAAGCAGTTTCTTAACAGCAGCGGTCTTGAACATTTTCAGTAAGAAGTTCATTACGAAAGGCATAGTTATTCTCCTATTGGTTAGTGTGGATGTGCTTCATCGAATGACGGTAAGGTATCTGCAAGCTTTCCTAGCGCATTGTCACGTTTCGGAATGCCTGTAATACCGTTGTCATTCAGGAATTGACGAGCTACGTTGAGTTCTTGGCTTGTTGCTTCTCCAGACTCGATACGCTCAAGAAGCTCTGTGCCAAGTTTCTCGTGTAGCTCAGCGAAAAGGCGGTCTAAGTTCATTTGTTACGTCCTCGGTTTTTACGCTTAGACTGCATTCTTAGGTTCTTGCGAGAGTTGTTAAGTGGGTTACGGTCTTTGTGGTCTACGTCCTTACCGTCTCCCTTACGTGCCAAGCCTAGCTTGACCATCTTACGTCTCGCTTTGTTTCGAGCAGACCTGCGTTTCCGTTGCTCTGGTTTGCTGTGGTAACGCCTATACTCCTCTTTATAATCACGATTTTTCTTCGGCATATGAACGCTCCAGCTCTCTTAGACGATTCTCAAAATCACGGTGGATGTAATCCTGAGCAGTCTTGTTACTGTTTAAGTCCTTGCGGAGGTGAAGAACTTCTGTCCTCAACTCCACAAGCTCGACTGTTGTTTGCATGACCTGTGAACCGAACCAGATAAGCAGAGCGCATATGATGGTCTGCATGATGTCGCTAAAGTTAATCTTCCGATGGTTCATCCTTGCTTAACTCGCTGATTTTCTGGAACAGTTCATTCACAGGCAGACCTTTACTAGGGTCTACTTCGATTTCTAGCATCCGACACAGATTCATAACGACTTCGCTCATGCTCTGCATCTGCTTACTCATCTTGTAGTTCTGATAAGCAAGGTCTCTCACTTCTTGCTCTAAGTTATCCATTTACCCTCCTATACTGTCCGTGAGACGGTCGCTTGCTCGTCTGTGAATGTCATTGTGCTGCGGAACTTCACGTTTGTCCCTTCAATGTCTGCTTGGTCGAAGTAAACGCCTTGAATCGTTACTTCAGGATTGGCTTCTAAGAATGCAGACACAGAAGCCGCTAAGTCAGTCATAAGCTGGTCTTGTGCTTGCGATAAGCTAGTTAAATCCATAGATTTCTCCTTTTGATTGTGAAACGACCTCCACAAGGGAGGCCGCTAGATTATTGTTGTACGAATCCGACAGCTAACCATCGGACATTTCGAGTCTTAGGCGTCTCGTTCTCAAGAAGAACTGAGGTTGTACTAAATGTTCTGACGTAAGCGCCTTCATAATTGTTGTCAGATGAAGAAGAATCACGATTGGCAATTACTTGGAACACCTGAGTGAAGCGTTTAGGGAAGTAGTCATATTCTGTGCTATTGCTACCTATCGAGGTCGAACCCCACTGGTAACAGAAGCCTGTTTCCTTATCTATCCAGTAGCCAGTTGATGCCTTACTGAACTCGTTCTTCTTGAATGCAGCCTTAACGACACCTGTGTACTTCGGCTTGATGCCTCCGCTAGTGCCTGTTCCAGAGGTTGTTCTGGTAACTTTGGCTCGGTATCGTATGTAGCTGCTGGTTGACGGAATGGTGTCTGTGACTGTTATATCAGCACTGTAGTAGTAACCTCCGCGAGGAGGAACCATAACCCCAGGTTCGCCTGGAGCTAAGTAATCCTCAACGTAAGATGGCTGATACCATCCAGTGACTGTAACAGTCTTAGCACTTCCTACATTCTGCCATGAGCCTCCAGAACCAATCTGACGTTGAATCTGAACGCTATATATGGAAGAACTGTATTGGTAGTCAGGATACTGCTCACTGAGCGAGTCAGCGAATCGGAATCTGACTGATACGGTGTCGTCAGCTTTAAGAGTGCTTAGAGAGCCTGAGTAGACAGACGAGCCGCTTCCGACAGTAGTGTTATAGTCATCTTTAATCCAAGACTCGCTGTCAGCTAAATAATAAGGATAGATCGCCTTCTTAGCATCCTCAGCGATAGCTTGAGAGTCAACGGAGTTAGGAGCAAGGCCACCGCTAAAGTAACCACCACCATTCCCATCGACATAGAACAAGTCTTTCTGATTCGTCTTTCCTAACTCACCTTTGTAGAAGTGAATAGGACGCTCTGAATCAGGCTGAAGAAGGAAAGTGCGTTTGCTGCTGCCAGAGCCTTTAGACACGTTCAGACCACCTGAAGCAATCAGGTTTGCCTGTACGACACCAGCAGATAACCACGAAGCTCGTACAGTACCCTCTAGCTCAGGAGGAGGTGTGTCAGCTTGCAAGTCAGAGAATTTTAGCACCTGACTTCCTGCCACATACAAGTCTTGTAAGCTAGTGTGTCCTGATGTACTTGTGATGTGGTTAATCCGCGCTGAGCTGAGTTCAGAGTACCCTGAAGGCAAATTCTCCAGCGTGGGGTTAATCAAGCTCCAGTTTGACCAACCACTGTTCAACGCAGCGTCTTGGTGTTGGACAACATTCAGAGAGTATGAAGGGTTCGTTAAGTAGAGCTGTAGTTTGTAAGTACCATAAGTTCGATCAGATGATGGATAGATAATCCGAGCGTGTCTAATGGTTTCAGTACTGAAGCGAACTCCCTGAAGAACACTAAGGGCTAACTTGCCGTAAGCTCCAGTTGCCTGAAGAACGATTAGGTTGTGTCGTCCACTCTGCTTGTCGCTGATTGTAAACTTACCATGAGTTCGAGCTGAACCTTGAGCAATCGTGTACCAGCCGCTAGTTCCGATACTCGCGCTTACTTGGTTCTGCTCTGTCAGGTATGGCTTACTTGTTACATCATCCCAATGGACACTACTAGCGCTGGCTGCCCTGCCTTGGATGTCTATAGGCCATTCGCCACCAAAGTCTGTTGAATCAACCTGAAGGAGCAGTTGACGCGGTTGAGTTGCGCTCCATCCGATATGAATATCGTTAGTTCCTTGGTTAGCTCCACCGCCTCGTTGTACTTGAGGTACGTTAGACACATTGCCTAGTCCTACCTCAGAAGGAGTCGGTTTATGCTTGGTACTATAGACACGACCTCCACGGTCTTCGTAGATTGGAGCGTTAAAGTAGAAGCTAGGACGGTCAGTGTATATATGGAGATAGTTTGTATTAGCTGCACCAATATCAACATAACCGCTTGAACTTGAGATACGTAAAGTACCCCATTCGTTTACCGAACCACCTGAAATGTCATTCCAAGTATGAGTGTGACTGCTTGGAGTGAATGTACTAGGCTTGCCTGTAATCTCAGACCAAGAGTGGTTATGGCTACTAGGAGTAAATGAGCTTGGCTTGTTGGAAATATCCCCCCATGACACACTGCCAGCTACAGATGCGTACTTAGCTTTAGACTGGAACGTGTACGTGCCAGAATTACTATGAGATCGCATACCCCAAATGTAACCTTCAGAGTCAACAGAGAAATGCACTGAGCGGGAACTGCTGACTTGAGCTGACAATACCGCAGTGTAAGTAGGGTTGTTTGTACTGCCTTGGTTCGTGACAGGGGTTACATATACGCCATTTGACTGTCCTCCTGCCTGTGTACCGTTAATGTCAAAGTTACCATTGAAGTTAATCTCAGTGTACGAGTGACTATGAGAACTAGGAGTGAACTTGCTAGGTTTACCTGTAATCTCATTCCAAGAGTGGCTGTGACTACTCGGAGTAAAACTGCTAGGCTTACCTGTAATCTCAGACCAAGAATGGCTGTGGCTACTTGGCGTAAAGCTAGTAGGTTTACCTGTTACTTCATTCCAAGTCGGCCAGCGAGTAGCTGTAGCTGGCTTGCTTTTAATCATTGACCACTCAGTGTTAACAACTAGAGAGTCATCTGAGCCAACTTCTTCCTTGACCTCGATAGTCAAAGAGCCACCGCTAGTGCCCCATTCACCACTCTTATTGGTTACAGTGACCCAATACTCATAATCCTGCCCTGAAGTTGGTAAGTTGGCAGTGAATGTTTCTTCCTCCCACAAGTTGCTGTGGTAGGTGAGGGGTATTGTGTCTTCGGTATACACACGCCCAGTGAAACTGCCAGTTCCGACAGTCTCTACAGTCGTGCTACCTACTTTCTGTCGTTTCACAGCGAATGAGATGCTAGGCACAGTCGGACGTGTTGTACGTCCTTCGCCGAACCTAACACCTCCAGAAGCTCGTATAGTAACCTCAGTGTACTTACCGCCTGACTTGATTACAGGATTGTCAGGATTGCCTTGCTGAGCAGCGTAAAGGTTCAGACCAGTGTAAGGCATACCAGAGGCTGTACGACTTCCTCCAGTCAACTGAGCGTCAGCTGAACGCATGACTAAACGATCTCGGAATGATGAATGCAAGTCCTTCCAGAGAATCTGTTCGTCCTGCTGCAAAGTGAAGTCACCTTCAATGGTAGTATTACCTAGCTGAGCGCGTTTCTCAGTGTTGTAGACAGACTCGATGTTGACAATCGAGTTAGCCTCAAGAGTTACCATTCTCGCCTTGTCTATATAGACGATTCCATCACGTATAGTGAATGGGAATATATCTACTCCAGCATCGTGAGTGAAACCTATCTGGTCAGCTTGGAACAATAGAGCAGTACCTAATGGGTCTGCTATAGCCCCAATACCAGCAACACGTCCGTCACTCTGGACTTTCAGTGAGTAGAAGGCTTCGTCTTCAGTTGCCCTAACACGTTCTTCAACAGCCTGAAGATCGGCAAAGTCCATCACGGAGAGGTCTGAGAGAACACAAGAACCATCACCTCCTGAGTAGTTACTAATAAACACCAGACGGATGTACTTAGTTCCTTCTCGGAAGTTATCGTGTGCATCACCTATGCCTCCAATAAACCCTGTGACTTCCACAAGACCATCAGCAGCTGTGTACGTGCTTCCTGATAACGTGCAATACCTGTGAGTACCTGCGCCACCTGAGATAAAGTTGAAGTTCTCATCAAGGGTTACAACACCAACGTAGAAACGGTTCTTGTTCGGGTCAGTGGAGTCAGTGAGAACCTTGAAACGTGCTTCAACCTTATAGGTCTTATTAGGGTCAACACGCATCATAGGTCTTGTGTACCACCAACCGCCTTGAGAGAACACTACACCGTCAGGACTGTCTGACACATTACTAGAGGCTACAGGCGTTACCTCGCCAGTGTAGTCAGTGGATATGGCATTGGCGGTATTTATACGCATACCTGTTCCTGTCGCATAACTGACTTGAGTTACTAGCTCTGCTTTATCAGAAGCATCCGCAGCTGCTTGTATCGCTACGTTCGCCTCTTGCATGGCCTGTGTTGCAGATTGCTCAGCGTTGTTCTCTGCTTGAGCTGCTTGACTCGCTGAGTTTGCAGCGTTAGCCTCTGAAGTTGCTGCATTAGCCTCTGAGTTTGCAGCGTTAGACTCTGAAGTTGCAGCGTTAGACTCTGAAGTTGCAGCGTTAGAAGCTGAGCTTGAAGCTTGACTTTGCGCTGTCAGTGCAACATTAGCGTGTCCTTCTGCGTCTGTGCTTGCGTTAACAGCAGCAGTTGCTTCTTGTTCTGCAATGTTCTTAGCGGCAACCGCTTCGTCACGAGCTGTCTCAGCATCTGATTGAGCAGACTGTGCAGCGTCTCTTGCCTGTTCAGATTTAGTTTGAGCTACGAGTGAAGCGCTTGCGCTACCTTCCGCATCGGTTTTAGATTGTGCAGCTGCAACAGCAGATTGCTCAGCGTTACCAGCAGCATCCACAGCATCTGTCTTAGCAACCAATGCAGCACTAGCATAACCTTCAGCGTCTGTGCGTGCCTGAACAGCAGCCTGAGCATCTAGCCTCGCAGCATTAGCAGAATCAGCAGCATCACTTGCGGATTGAGCAGCGTTAGCTTCTGAGGTCGCAGCGTTTGACTCAGATGTTGCCGCGTTAGTTGCAGAGGTTTGTGCTTGTGTTCTAGCGGTTAAAGCAGATGTAGCGTTGCCCTCAGCGTCTGTCTTAGCTAATACCGCAGCGTCAGCAGCGTCCTGAGCATCACTGCTTGCAGTTAAAGCAGTTTGAGCGTGGCCTTGTGCGTTGGTCTCAGCAGTAACAGCTGATTGAGCAGATGACTGTGCATTACCAGCAGCATCTTCAGCCTGAGTCTTAGCTGTTAGTGCAGCCTGAGCAGAACCATCAGCTTCCGTTGCAGCTGTTGCAGCAGCTTGGGCATCAAGGCTTGCCGCACTAGCAGAGTCAGCAGCATCACTGGCTGATTGAGCAGCGTTTGTCTCAGCGGTTTCAGCCTTAGTTCTTGCAGTTAGAGCAGCTGTCGCTGAACCGTCAGCTTCAGTAGCAGCACTTGCAGCAGCCTGTGCGTCAAGGCTTGCAGCACTAGCAGAATCAGCGGCATCACTTGCAGCTGACTGTGCTTGGGTTTTAGCAGTCAACGCAGCTGTCGCTGAACCGTCAGCTTCTGTAGCAGCAGTGGCAGCAGCTTGTGCATCGAGTCTAGCGGCATCTGCCGAATCTGCTGCATCACTTGCAGAGGTTTCAGCCTGAGTTCTTGCAGTTAGCGCTGCTGTAGCAGAGCCATCAGCTTCAGTCGCTGCCGTTGCAGCAGCTTGTGCAGAGTTCTCAGCTTCCGTCTTTGCAGTGAGTGCGGCCTGAGCTGAACCGTCAGCTTCAGTGGCAGCAGTAGCGGCAGCTTGTGCTGAAAGGCTTGCATTGGTGGCGTAGTTCTCAGCGTCAGTCTTAGCGGTCAACGCAGCTGTTGCAGCTCCCTCAGCGTCAGTCTTAGCGATTGTCGCTGCTTGCGCGTCAGTATTTGTTTGGGTCGCTGAGTTTTCCGCAGCGGTCTGAGCTGCTAGAGCTGCTTGAGCAGAGCCGTCTGCATCAGTCGCAGCAGATACAGCTGCCGTAGCATGGGTCTCAGCTTGGTCACGGAAGTTCTTAGCGTCAGTGCTTGCAGTTAATGCGGCCTGAGCTGAACCGTCAGCTTCTGTGGCAGCGGTAACAGCAGCTTGAGCATTAGTCTCTGCGATAACAGCTGAGTTAGCTGCTTCTGTGGCTTTCTGCGTGGCATTAGTCTCAGCTACGAGTGCAGCACTTGCAGCTCCCTCAGCATCAGTCTTGGCTAAAACAGCAGCATCAGCAGCAGCTACAGCCTCTCCTGAGGCATCTACAGCAGTATTTTTGCTAACAAGCGCAGCGGCAGCCTCGCCTTGAGCATTCTCATAGGCTATTACAGCTGAGCCACTTGCTTCAGCGGCTAAACCTGCTTGAACTATTGCTTCATCCTTCGCAGCTACAGCAGCATCCTTCGCAGCTACAGCGTCAGTTACAGCTGAGGCCGTGTCAGCTACAGCTTGGTCTGCCGTTTCTTGGGCTTGGGTCGCATAAGTCTGTGCTTGTGTCGCTAAGTTATCTGCTCGGTCAGCTGCTTCAGTGGCGGTTGCGACTGCTTGGTCTGCACTAGCTTTTGCAGCTTCAGCGTTACTTGCAGCTAACTCAGCCTCATCACGAGCATTTTGCGCTAAACTTGTTGCTTCATTTAGAGCCGTGTAATCAAGCTCAATGGCCGCTGCCAGTTCAGCCTCAAACATTTCACGCCTAATCCATCCCTCTCTAAGGTCGAGGCGAGGCGCATCATTGCCTGTCAGACGTACTGGTTTGCTCCAAGTTGTCATACACTGACCAGTAGAGCCGTTCTTCCAACATTGAGTCATCCATAAGTGGTAAGTCACCTCAGGGTCTTCACTTACTGGTTCTTCAGGAATGTCAGGAAGCCAACCGAAAGGCTGAGGGTCAAAAGGTGTTGGAGTAGCTGGAGCTTCAGTAGCCCATTGGAATCGCTGCTCAGGGTAGTCGCCTTTGTCACCTTTTAGGTTGCTTACATCAGCACCAAGAAGTCCTAGATACAGATCGTCCTCAACCTCTTGTTGGTTGAAGAATACTTGTAGGTTCGATACGTCTAAGTCTTTCTCGGTGAGAACGCTTGCAGACTGGAAGTCAACTAAGCGTCTGTCTAGTGGGGTCTGTCTCTTAACACGGACAGTCGCGTCTTTAAGTAGTGGTTGTTGAAGTCGGATTGAGTTATCAGAAAGCCATGTAAAGTTAACTGGATAGTCGTCCACGTACACATATACATGAGCCTTCTCGATGTATGGGAAGGGAACAGCAAATGTGCTATCCCCTACTTTCGCTTCATAATCCACTACAGCATACAGTGGACGTTGTTCCATTTACACTCCTTCTAATTCATCTACTCTATCCTGTAGCTCCTGTACCTTCTGGAATACCTGAATCAGAGCGTCATCGAGGTCAACTTCACGGAGAATCGAGACATCAGTGAAGTCCACTTGCCGTACATCAATTTCCGTGTAGCGCTTAATGACTACTTCCTCACCGCCTTGGCACTCAAAACCAAGCGTCACAAGACCATTACTTACTGTGTAATCAGCCTCGTTCTGTTTAGTGCCGTTGATGTAAACTAAGATTTTGTCTTGGGAGCGGTAAGGAAAACTGAAGGTAAAGTCTGTTTGGTACTGAATTGCTACATATTTAGCTGTAGCGAGCATTCTTAATCCTCCGATTCTAAATCAGCTTCTTCTATGATTGCGTTAGTTCCCCACAAGAACAGAGCGCTGTTACCGTAAGGAAGCATTGCTCTTGTACGTTGTAGGTCTTCTTTATTGAACTCACCGTCTGATACGCCTTTGAGGAGTCGCCCGAAGTTCTCAACGTAGCCAGCAGCAGGAGAGCCAAAGACTTTCTCCTCGATAGGTCTATGACGACCACCTGTGAAATCTGCATTGACTGCGCCAAGTCCGATAGACAGCATTTCAAACACTGAGCCGTGGGTAGGTGAGTACGAGAAGATACTTGAAGCAACTTGTGGACTTATGTTGGAGATTGCCTCCATACGTTCACTCCAAGTGCCGTTGAACAGCTTCTCGTAGTCAGCAGGATTATCCCAACCGATCTTGGAGAGATAATTCTTCTTATCGTGTTCACTCATGCCAGCCATCTTCGATTCTGTCTTGAGCCAGTAGACGACTGAAAGAGCAGCTGTGGATGTCAGCGCTCCAGTGAAAGCATCTCTTACACCTTGCTTAGTTCCGATTCGAGCTAAACCTGATAGAGCACGTTTAGTGTACGAGTTAAGAACCACGGTACGGAACTGTAGAAGAACACGAGCTGGAAGACTCTCTTGCCATTTACCCTGCTCACCTCGCGTTACTCGTGAAGAAACTCGGTCAGCATACTTCTTGAGTCCACGGCCTAACAAACGGATGTCTTCACGACTCCAAGTGCTCAGGTCTGGCACATTAACAGTCTTCTCATAACCGTCATGCTTCTTAGTGAGCTTAGGAGTCTTCTGCATGAGTTCAGTGAGGCGCTTAACTTCATCGTTACTCCAGCCAGTCTCAGCCTTGTTCAGGTGGAACTGCTTGCCTTTCTGTGCGGCCTTGAAAAGCTTGTTCACATTACCGTAGAAAGCAATCTCTTGAGTGATTCGCACGATGTCAGCCATGCCTGACCACTTAATTGTGAAGTTAGCTGACTTACGCGAGAGACTTTCAAGCGTTGATTCAGTTGCGCCTTCTACTCCCTCAAGTGCCATATTAGGAAGTAAGTTAGACCAAGTAGGGTCGTTAATGAACAAGTCTACTTCAGCGAAAGTTTCTCTGAGGTAGTCAAGGTCTTCCGTAGGGAAAACTTTCTTCATCACAGGCATAGAACGGAATGCAGCGCCTAGGCTTGATTTTTGTATAGCCAAGGCCAAGTCAGGTATGTTCGCAAGACCTGAGTTACCAAGTCCTATTGCTGTCATCCAATTATTAACTGCTGAAACCACTCGTTGAGCGCGTGGGTTGTGGCTATATGACGGACGACCGAAAATCACGTTCTCCATGTCGTCAATCAGCTCACGACTCTTACGCACCTTTGCAGGCTCACCTCGCACACTCTTATCATTCAGCCATTGATTCTTCTTCTTTTCCCAATCATTGAGATTGCGTATTCCTAAACCACGAGCCAGACCTACACGTCCAGCTGAATTACGCACGTATGAGTGAGTGTTCTGAATCAGGTCGTGGTTCATTAGGTCAAGCATAGAGATTTCACGTCCATTGACTTTATGTGTCACAAGACGGTCAAGACGTGCTCTGCGCTTCAAATGGCCTGTTTCTTTGTCCTTGAAACGTCCTAGAAGCTTCTCAAGCATTTCCTTATCGAACTTGGCTGCTTGAGGATTAGCTTTCAGAAACGCTTCGTCAGTCTCCAAGGCTCGTAAGAACGTCTCAGGGTCATTCAGGAAGTCATCAATGGTATCAACAGCATCAGTACGCATTATCTTGTGATACATGGCACGAGCCATTAAGTCTGCTTCAGCTTCCTGTAGGAAGTTATTGTCACGTTCCGCTCCACGCAGAAATGACTTTTTGAGCAACTTAATGATTTCCTTTGAGCCACCTAGCTCTTTCTCAAGACTTTTAATACGCTCAGAACTGTATTGAAGGTGGATGTAGTTCTCGTCATGGTCAAAGCGCATTGCAGCTTCTACACCAGCTTCTCTCGACTGTCGATGTGCTCTGAAGTAAGTCTCATTGATTACTTCAAACAGCTCACGTTCAGCCTCACTAAGAATGGACTTATCACCAAGCTCAGCTGCTCGGATGATGTTACGACTTGCTTGCTCCATAGCTTGCTGCATAGATTCAGCATGGAATACTCGTGACATACCAGAGTATCCTTTCTCCTTCATCACCTTACGCAATGCTCCAAGAGCCATGTTGTCAAAGCGAGGTATCAGCGAGTCAGTCATTTGGTGAGCATATAGTTCTACTGTGCCACCTTGTCCTTGACGGTCTTTCATTGAGCCTAAAGCGTCCTCAAGGATTCTCGGCGAGTCACCTTTAAGTGCCTCGTTGTCTGACTTCATTACAGCAGCGTATCGGTCAAATCGCGGAGCAACAAAAGCAGTCTCGTAGTCGGACACTTGGTTAGGAATTGCTGTTGAGTCAATACGAGTGTCACCGTTACGAATCGCATTGAACTGTTGCTGTAGGCCGTTAAGATACTTTCGGTTGTTCTCACGGTTCATTCGGACAATCGGTGAGAGCTTGTCACCAATGTATACAGGCAGAAGTCCAGCAGGAGCTAACGCCATGTCCAAGACAGCATCGTCTGTTTCGTATGTCGGGTTGAAAGCTAATTTAGCTCCAGCGATAGCAGCTTCAGAAGCAATAGTCTCGACTGCTAAAGCTGTGTAAGTGCCTTTAGCGATCTTGTAGCCTAGTCCAGAGAAACCTGTTCCTAGACTGATAGCAGCACTTGTCGGGTCAAGAAGTGAGGCCATTACACTAGCGCCAATGTACTTCATGCCCTGTTGTTGGTAAGTCGCAATGTCTCGCTCTAACTTCGAGTACTTATCGACTAAGTAATTGTATTCTTCAAGGCTTGCTGGATTAGCTTCGACAAGAGCGTCTTTCACGTACTTGCTGTGCTTATTGAAGTCTTCCTCCATGTCAGCCATTTTGAAGTTATCGTCTGTCTCGAAGGCTAAGCGCGAGTAGTCGAATACTTCATGCTCTCCGCGCAAATCCCAAGCCATCTTGAAGATGTTGGTATCAAGAGCATCTGCTTGTTGTTCTTGCAGACGCTCCTGTTCTCTTTTTTGGTCAAGCGCAGTAGAGACTGAAGGGTATATTGATGTAGCCATTCAATCTCCTCTGTTTGTTAGTTGGTTTGGTTGTAGAACACTTGTGGTGAGACGTGGAGAGGCAGAGCGCTCTCTGGAATAGAGCCTCGTTGACCTTCTCGCGCTCGGTCATTCTGACGCAGAAGCTCACTGTAATGACGGTCTGCATACTTCTCTCGAATGAAGTCTTGTATTTCCTGTAGCGTGTAAGCCATACGTTCACCTTCTTCATTAGCCAATACAAGAGTCGAGAAGTGTGGATTCAGTCTTCCTCCTTGGCCTCCTACTGGATTGAAGGTGGAATACTCGACAGAAAAGTCCAGTTCATCTGAAATGTCGTCAATAAGGTCTTCTGTTGTCGTGCCTGAGTACTCACCTAGCATCTGGTTAGCAACTCCTAGGAAGTCGTTACCATTCACCATGATAATTCCGTCAACTTCAGTAGACATAGCCATTGCATTCTCGATAGATGCTTGCGCTGCCTCTCGTGGAGCAATATAGCCTTTGTAATCCTGAATGAATGTACGTGCTAAATGACGAATCTCAGGTGGGTAAGCTTCTTCGTCAAGCAACGAATTAAGTTCAGATGTGTATGACTGTTCAGGGAACATTGAGCCGAACTCTCGGTTGCGTCTTACCGTGTCAAAGGCAGACTCAAGAGCAGCCTGAACATTCATTTCACCAGTTGACTTCATTACAGCCATTCGGTTGAACATGAGTGTAGCTACGGCTTTCTGCTCACCTTGTAGGCCAAACTTAGTTGCGAATACAGCAGCAGAGCCGAATGGGTTGTTCTTACCGTCAACGGCTTCGATAGCCTGTAAGACAAACTCGTAGTTGTTGCTCTGGAAGTCGATGTCTTCAACTGACTGAGCAGTTAAACCTGACTGGAAGAAGTCAGCGATTCCCTGATTGAACACAGGAGGAGCTTTACGAGAGCGTCTTAATACTTCAGGTACAGCGTTAGGGTTACGCTCCATTAAATCTAAGAACGCTAAGTTAACCTCACGGTCTACCTCATCACGGTTCAACTCTATCGTGTGCTCGTTGTTGGTCATTTCTCCAGTAATCGTTTGTACGCCTTGTAGACGACCATAGAGAACGTCAATAGTCACGTTTCCATTTCTGAAGTCAGTTGTAGCTGCTTCAATGAAGTTCTGCTTATACTGACGTTTCTCAGCCTTATCCCAAGCGTTGAACACAACTGAATCACTGAATGTTCCCTCAGGAAACTCAGAGACAATCTCGTTGACCTCAGCGATACTTCTAGCACCAGCCATTGCACGTCTAGCTTCCATTGTGTACTCAACACGGTTCTGTCGGCCTCGTGCAACTAAAGGCTGCATTTCAGAGATAACCTTGTCTCGAAGTTCAGGGTCTTTCAGGTTCTCAACGGCGAACTGCGCCACTCGCTCTGCTGAGTCGTAGTTTCCTTGAGCTGCTGCTGAGTAAGCACTAGACATGAACGCAGCGTAAATCTGAGACTCAGGAATCATACGGTCTTTACCAGCTTGGTAAATCTCGTCAATGTCCTCGAAGTTCTCTCCTGCACTCAAGTCAGTCAAAGAGACGAACCTACGAAGCTCCTGTGCTTGTTCTACACCGTTACGTGCTGCGCCCAAGAGAATCGAGAGGTCTTCACTTTCGTTAATCTCTGCTAACTCAAGAAGCTCAGGGTCATTGATGTCTTCGAGATTGACCGACTGTAATTGGTCTCCGTACTTCTCGATGAACTCCTCATCAGACAAGAAGACATCGTTAGGATTGGTTTGAGCGATCTGAGCTATGAACTCTGATTGCTGCTGTTGTGTAGCCTTGTATCGCTTGTTATATAAGTGACGCTCAAGCCGTTGTGTAGTCGCTTCTTGCTCTCGTTGCTCACGTTCAGCTTCTGCCTCAGCTTTACGTTTTTGGCGCTCAGCTTCATACTCTTGACGTCTCTTTCTCTCGTCTAAGGCTTTGGTCACATAGCCTAGTCCGTTAATCGCTCCTTCAACAAGAGCGTTTCGTTTCTGCTTGACAGGACGGTATGCTGGAACAGTTTGACTTGTATTGTGAATCTGACGTTGTGTTCCGCTGATAAGCTGTCCTATCGAGCTTCTAAAGTCTCCTCTTGCCATTAGTCACCTCCTTCCCCGCTTCCTGAAAGTTCTTGAGCAGCCATTCCAGCAACGAACCCTGCACCAGCTCGCATGAAGATTCCGCTGATTGATTCAGGCTTGTAGTTCTCAGTGGAGTACAGACGTGCTTGATATGCGTTGCGGTTACTGCTCTCGTTGATTCTCCGTTTAGCGTCAGCATCATCACGCGCCACAGAGATTGCTTCAGACGCTTGGAGGTCGATGTCTTTCATACGAGCAGCCACACTTGCTCCACCTATGTTTGACGAAGTGGCTGAAGCCTGTGCAGCGCCTTTTAGCTGTAGAGCCTTTCGTCCAGTTTCAGACTGTCGCTCTACAGACCTTTTGTTTTGCAGAATTGTCTCAGTTCCTTCAGCTTTACTCTTTGCTGAGCGGTTGAGCGCGTCTGCTTTAGTTTGTTGATTAAATGCTTTAGCCTCTTGATTCCTTGAGTAAAGATCGCTGGCAACCTGCATTACTGCCATAGCAGCTAGAACCCACATAAATCTCTCCCCATTACATAGAACCCATTGGCTTTTATGTCAGTCACAGCGAAGCCGAGACGCTTCAGCCAACGGATAGTTTTAGAGTTGTCTTTGTGTATGTTGTTGTAGATGTAATCGCCAAACTCCGAGTACTCTTGCAGCATCTGGAAAGAGAGCTTCAGGAAGGTCTTCTTGTGTTTCTCGATTTCAGGCGTAGACAGCATCCATCCGCAATCGTCTCCATAACCTGAAATGGCAATGGGCTTACCATCTGCCTCAGCGTAGTGAACAATGTCGCTATGGTTGATTGAGTAATGGATGACTGCCTCAATAGGCCAGTCTGGAAACACAAGCCCTACTTCCGTCTTATCCCATTCTTTCAGATTCTCAGCAAGGTAAGGCACGAAGTCGGCTGTAGGACTTGTCAATTCCATTAACTTCTCCTTGCTCTGTTGTGATATAAGCCTTCCCATTCACCTGACTGGATTCGGCAATCAAACGGTGAGTCATTGAATATCTCAACGACCATGCCCTTTGCTCGTCCGAACAGAGGAACAGTAAGAGTACCGCTGTCAACAGGAATACGGCCTATACGTTGAGTCACTGAGCCAAGCACACGGCCTTCGTAGTGAGTAACACGTTCTTCACGAGCCTCTTGCTTGACCTTGACATCGAATGAGGTGGTCTCATCGAAGTTCAGCGTCAAACGTCTAAGTTGTAGTCTTCCTGTCTGTACTGTTCGGTTGTTACCGTCACGTAGGTAAATCTGAGTCAGGATTGTTCGCTGGACATAAGGATAACCAACAAACTTTCTGCCCTTGTAGACGACCTCAGACATACCTTCAGGAGTGGTTGATTCAGTCGGTATCTCCTGTCGCTGGTCAAGGAACACAGGAACTCCTAGATTGTCGCGTAGACTGTCTTCAGAAAGGTTCATCACCTCGCAGTAATACTTACCGTCAAGATGTGTCACCATGTAAGCAACTGAACCTTCAATCTCAATATCAAGTACATCCTGCTTGAATGTCCAAGTGTTCCAAGCAGAGTGAACCTTTTCAGTTCCTTGGGTCTTGTGGCTATACTGGTAAACCTCGCTACCTTCACCTTCCAGAGTGTCAGGAAGAACTAGGAGAACGTCTTCAGAGCCACTAGGAGCAAGCTTACGGATTCTTCCACCCACATATTCAGGAACGTGAGCTGTGACATCCATAGCTTCGTGCTGTTCATCCTGTACGTGAGACTCAAAGATACCGTTGAACTTCTCTCGGTTAACCACGAAGAACACTGAGTTACCGACATACTGAGGCTGAGCTGATAAGTCCACGTCATAACTGGCAATAGGGTCAGCCCAAACAGTAGCTGCTGAGAATATGTCGCCTGATTTCAGCGAGTACTGCTGTCTACTTCCGTAAAGGATTAGCTCTTTCTGTGCAGATACCATGCCCTTAATCGGGTTCACGACTTGTGACAAGACGCTAATGTCAATCGGGTCAGAGTCTTTAATTGTCTGAGCGGTTGTCCTGAAGAAGTTCCAGTAGTTACCAGCTTCACTAAAAATGATGTTCTCATCACTTGCGAACACAAGCCGATTCTTGTGGAATGTCATTGCGTGGATGTATCGTAGTTGAGTCGGTACGTTGTTTTCAAAATCCCACTCTGATACAAACGAAGGAAACGGAGTAGCATCGTTGTCGCCTACCTCTCGTTCATCCCATTCAGCCTCTTTGAACACAAAATGTATTCCAAGTGGATTGTCAGGGCTAATATATGCTTCGCTCGCGTCACGAACCATTACGTGAGGCATACTGGTCGCATCAAGTATGTGCATTTCATCAGGTGCTCTTGACTCCTCCCAATGACCTTGACCGCCTTCACCTGTCTGGATGAACTTAACCCAATAACCGTTACCTTCATCCTCAACTGAGCCTACAATTTTCACTAGGAAACCGTCTGGAGCTTTACTAGGTAAGTCAGAGAACAGCTGTGCTTTCTCGTGGACAGCGACAAAAGCCTGTCCATTTAAGTCATCATCAGCACTGACTGAAAGCTCACTTCCATCACTCGTTTTGACCGTGAAGTATCCGTTGCCTAACTGAGCTTCAATAGGAGCTGAACTAGCGTTAACCTTACTCACAATCGAACTCATAATTGATTGAATGCTCAGGCCAGCCCTAGCTCTCTCAGCGGTTGCCTCAGGAGTGGTGTGACTGAATGACATACCGTTCACATGGAGACGATAAGTCACGTTATAGTCAGCCTGTCTGACATGGCAAAGAGCTGAAGTCTCCTCAGACAAGAGGTTAATCGCAGCAGATGTCTCTTTTCGTGATATTACCTCGTAGTCCGTTGGATACCATTGGTCAATGACAAGTCTCGTGTAGGCATAACTGAAGTCATAAAGAGGTATCGGGTCTAATGTTTCAGGATAATCAACGTAAATGATGTTACTTGAGACATAGAACTTGTAGTCAGCGTAAGCAGGGTCTGACTCGTAGTGCTCTTTAACCTTCTGTGCGATCTCCGATGGAGAAGTGTTCTCAGTTTCCTCAAGAAAGTAAGTATTACCGTCAGAGAACTTGTAGGAAGCTAAAGGCTGTCTAGGAACACGTCTGTTGTACTTGTTGTACGGGTCGTAAGGGTCACGATAAAAGTCTTCTTCATATAGACGTTCATAAGACGAAGCGTCAGGGTAGTTGAAGTGACCTATTGTTATCGCTTCTCGCTTAAAACCATCAGCTGTAGTGACAATGCCTGTGGTACGCATTACTGGCTGAGTCTTATTTAGTATGTACGTTGTATCAGCACTTGTTAGAGCCTGATAAGACATACGAGAGTTCTCAGCTTCACCTGACAGTTTCAGGTAGTTAACAGGACTGACATTGTTAGCGTTCGATTGGTTTACCACTGGATAACTGAAGCCAGTGTTACGGTCGTACACGCTGATACCACTAGGTTTAATGGTCAGGATGTACTGCTCGTATCGGTCTCGTTTGATTTGGTGGATATACGCATCATTCAGCGAACCATCCCCTACATCCAACTCTGACAAGTACACAGTGTTTGGACGCTTACGCATACCCTGTGTGATTGAGTTAAGGCAGTTCTCTTGGAACTCAACCTGAGTCGGAAGACGTTGACTAGGGGCTTGCTGAGAGACACCACCAATCAATGAAGGGAATGATTGTGAAATTAGCGTCATCTAGCACCTCGATTTAAGTAAAGTTCAATGTCATAACCGCCAGTGTGCTCAATGCGTCTGAAGGAAGTGCTTCGGTTCAGCGCTCGTGCAATGTCGGGGTTGTCAAAGATGTTGTAATGACCGTTCTCAAGCTCAGTCTCTTGTAGTTCATGCCAAGCCATTTCCTCGTCTCCCTTCTGGAAGCCGTGAAGACTTGTTGAGCCTACAGTTCGGTCTTGGAAGATTCGTCCAGCTCGGACAGTGATGTAATGACGAGCAACTTCAGGTAGCTCATCGAATGACAGACCAAGTACAAGGCTTCCTCGCACCTGTCCGTTAATCTGGTAAGTGTTGTTAGCTCTGTCATAGAGCTTTGAGCCACGGAAAACGATGTGCTCAAGACCAGTCTCAACTTTCAGACAGTTGGCTGGTAGTTGAATCTCACCGCGCTCGTCTGGAGTCAATGTGATTACTTCAGTGTTGAACCACCATCCTTTTGACTGGCATTTACGTGAAGACTGTCGCAAGGTTTGTCTTGCAATGTGAGCTTCACTCAAGCCTGACTCGATGGTATTGACTGGAGCTTCACCGATTGACTCAAGAAGCATATTGACTGCTTCAAGCTCTGTTGTAGGTGTCAATGGTGTCATGCAACAGACCTCCGAAAAAAATAGCCCCAAGAGTCATTGCGACTCAAGGGGCGGGGTTATTGATTAAGCGCCTGCTTTGTAGATAGCCACAGCGCAGCATGGACGTAGGATGTTGTGACCTACAGCCATCTTAGAGAGGATGTTGTGACCAAGGCGCAGAGGCTCTGGTACGTGTTGAGTGGTAATGTCCATCAACTTCAGAGTCGCAACAGCTGAAGGTGAGAACACCAAGCCTACCAAGTTGCTGTAGTTGCCACGGTACTTAGCTTGGTTGCCAGAACCGACAGAGGTATCAGCAAGAGGCTCAGGGTCGTTCAAGCCAGCTGACTCGTCAGTGTTAGGTAGGTTCATTGACTCGTAGATGTCCAAGCCAGCAACGCGAGGGATTACACCTTCGCCCATTGAACCCACACCGCCAACGTCTTTGTTCATCCAAGTGACCTTGGTTACATCATTTACGTTGACCAGCGCTTCGTACTGCTCAGGCGGTAATACAACTACTGGCTTCTCACGGACGTTCGCTAAGCGGAACTGAGTACGTGCCTTGAAGATCGCGTCAACCAACTTAGCACCGTCATTCTCATCACCAGCAGCAGCTAAGGTAATGTTCGCGGTGTATTTCTCCTCAGGCAGAGGATTCAGGCCAGCCGCTTGAGCAGCGGTAGCGTCAGTAATTGCAGCAGCCTTAGCGACCATGCGGAAGATATTACGGTCAACCAAGTCAGCAAGAGATTGACCAGACTCGGTAGAGTACTGAGAGCGTACCTCGTAGTGACGCATTGCATCATCAATGTCGGCAATGAACACGGTTGAGATTGCCACATCGTCAATCGTCACGATTCGCTCTGAGTGACCGATTTTGTTCGTGTCGATTAACTGACCTGGAGTGTGGTATTTAGCCGTGTTTTGACCGATTAGAGGGAACGCTACAGACTTACCGTTCTTAATGGTTCGGCTACGTGTTAAACCCAAAGCAATGTTTGCTTCATGGAAAGTGGTCAGAACTTCGCCTGAATACAGCTTTTGAAAGAGAGCGCGAGAATCGCCCTGCTTATTCATCTGACCTAAGCGTGATACAGTTTTATCAGTTGGAAATGCCATGTATTTGACCTTTTTTGTTGTTATTAGTGGTTAATGATTACAAGTGAGTATTTATAGGAATTTAGAGCGCTCTAATACTTCATTTCGGTATGCTTCACCGATTCGGTCTTGACGCTTGTATCGAGGGTCTTTCATTGCCTCAATCATTTCGTCTTGAGAGTTGAAGTACTTACTAGCAGCAGGCTTGCCACCAGTAATTAAAGAGCCTTCGTTGATGTTTGAGTCAGATTGTTGCTGCATGGAGGCGAACTTCTGCATAAGCTCGACCGCAGCTATTGCTTGCTCTGGAGTGCCTTCAGTCAGAGCCACGTTGAGCAATTCTTGTTGAGTCTCATTGAGTTGTCCTTCGACTGACTCACGAAGTTTCTCATAAGACTCTTTACCGCCAGCAGCGGCATAAATCTTCTCGGTTGTGAGCTGGTCTTCTAGCTCTCGAACACGGCGCTCAAGCTCTGAGTCTTCACCTTCAGGTTCTTCTTCAGTCTCCTCAGATTGTTCCTCAGTCTCGGCTTCTTGTTCTTCAGAGCCTTCTTCAGCTTCACTGGATTCTTTCTCTTGCTGAGCCTTCCAAGCGGCTAACAAGTCGTCCATAGAGACTCCTTCAGGAAGCTCTACAGAATCGCTTTGCTCTTGCTCCTGTTCTTCTTCAGGATTGTCATTCAGGGAAGCTAGAGCATCGTTTTCTAATTCAGATTCAGGCTGCACCGAGTTATCGTGTGCGTCGATCATTGCTTGGTCATACTCAGGTGTGCCTGCTTTAGGTTTCGTTGACATTAACCCTCCTTTAAGAAAGTCCAGACGTAGCTAGGCCAGAGGTCTGGAGCATATTATTTACGCATCATTTGAGGAGCAGCTTGCATTGCAGCGTTCATCGTTGCGTTCTGGTTCTGCTCTTGTTGACGTTCTTCTTCGGTCTTGATGAGACCCTTGGTGTCGAGGTTGGTAGCTGTGGCTAGACGCTTCATGTATTCCTCTACATTCAGGTACTGAGGAATCACGTCTTGACCCATCGGCTGTAAGAAGTTAAGGAACATCTGGAGCTTCTGTAGCTCACTTGAGCGCCCCATTGCTTCTACACCAGTCAAGATTCGAGGCTTGATGCCTTCAGGAAGCTTCTCGATTTTCTTCTCGTCCTGAAGACGAGCAACAACTGTACTCACAAGTGGGAGTTGTAGTTCCAAAGCTAGAAGCGAATACACACCGCCAAGTGTGGCTTCGAGTTCGTTAGTTAGCGTTCGGATTTCTTCAGCTGTAACTCGTTCAGCGTCTCGCTGCACTGAGCTTGTCATCAAGAATGACTGAGCTAACGCTTGTTCAAGGATGGAGATTCGTTCAGTTGTCATTCGCAAGTCAGCGAACTTATCTAACTGCAACGCTTGAACATCATCACGATTACCAGCAATGAAGTCACCGTTAGGCGCTTCACGTAGCTGTTTAATCTTCACTGCGCTGTTAGGCTTCACTAGGAACAAGATACGAGCAGCCGCAGCAGATGCTTCAGTCAATGATTTAGTCAGTGATTCAAGGCCGTGTAGGTCTCCCATGTGTTCTTCCACATAAGAGCGTCCGTAGTCCTCACCATCGTTTGCAATCATCCGCAAGGCAATCCAAGGGAGTGCTTCAGGCTTGTAGGTAGACTGAGAGCCTTCTACGACATTACTGCCGATTTCCTGTTGTAGCTTATAGCGCTTACCAGCTTTTCGGATGATTGTGTAGACATTGACTGTGTTGTCGTCAGCGATAGTGTCTGCCTCAGGGTCTTGTGTGACTAGGGCAGCTTGTTCTTCAGTCAGGTTGTCTTTATCGACAGCCTCTTTAATGATGATTAGCTCAACCTTACCTTCGTGGTCACGTTTCACAACGTACTTATCAAGGCGGTACAATTTCAGAGCGTCTTTACCCACGTACAGTAGAGTGTTACCACCTACGAGTAACTGCTTCAGACCTTCGTAGAGCTTAGTTCGAGCTGCCTTCTGTTCGAGTCGGCTAGACACCATAGACTCGATTGACATTAAGGCTTCTTCGATTTCACCCTTGGTAGCGTCTGGTAAGTTCACACCAATCTCAGACTCGTCTACTGACATCTTGAAGAACGGTGTGTTCGGTGGAAACATTGCAAGTAACAGTTTCGCAGCAAGGCTTTTTACAGCTCGTGCGCCTGTTCCTTGGTACGGTACGTGATAGTCACCCTTCTCATGTCCTTCATCAGGGAATAGAGAGGGAATTGTTAATGCAGCTGCTGCCCTTGCTCGACTTAGATAGTGATCGCGGTCACTCTCAAGTTTTTGGTACAAGGACTTAGCTGTCGCCATTTATACCTCCAACATTCAACCCTGTGCCTCCGTTGACGCGCAGAGCCAAGTCTTTTCGTGTCCGTGATTTGTTCTTACGGACTGACTGTTGTTTCTTAGTCTTTTGGACTTCTGCTTTCTGCTTCTGTGGTGGAGCTGCGGGAGGTGGAGCTGGTGGTGGCGGAGTTTCAACTTTAGGTGTCTTCGGACACATTAGTCATCGGCCTCCTCTTGTTGTAAATCTTCAAGAAACTTAATGACCTCTCTCTGCCCTATCTTTAACTGAATTTCTTTATCAGAATCGTGTCTATCTACTTCAGTATTGAAAGACTTATGGATAAGGTCTAATAGTTGTCTTTTAGATATGTAGAAATTCTCATTGAATCGCCACTAGTTCACTAGACACTCAGTAGCCGTTTTTTCAAAACGTTTTTCATACTCTACCGGCGATAACTGATCATTGGAACTGTGCCGGCGTTTTGAGTT